ATTGATACACCTCTTACAAAAATAAATAGATCTGCATATCAAGCGTTGTCTAATAAAACATCTACAGGACAACCAACTCAATACTATGTTCAAAGACTAATAGATAGAATTACTATAACTCTGTATTTAACTCCAGGAGCTGATCAAGCTGGTAAATTTTTAAACTATTATTATGTTAAAAGAATTCAAGATGCAGGTGATTATACTAATGATGCAGACGTTCCATATAGATTTGTACCATGTATGATTGCAGGACTTTCTTATTATCTAGCAATTAAATATGCACCAGATAGAATTCAAATGTTAAAAATGTTATATGAAGATGAATTAAACAGAGCGTTAGAAGAAGATGGTTCTTCTTCAAGTTCATTTATTACACCTAAAACTTATTATCCAAATGTCTAAATTGTCTAGAGGAAAATTCGCAAAAGCAATATCGGATAGATCAGGAATGGAATTTCCATATAATGAGATGGTAAAAGAATGGAATGGTTCTTTTGTTCATATCTCAGAGTTTGAGTCTAAACAACCACAATTAGAGCCAACTAGATACTCAGGAGATCCACAAGGATTAATGAATGCAAGACCAGATCGCGTAGAACCTGCCACACAAAATATGTTACCGAGTAATCCTTTTTCTATTACTGCAAGTGATCAAACCATCACGGTGACAGAACCAAATCATGGTAGAGCTGTTTCTGAGACAGTTAGATTTAGAAATGTTGATGGAAGTCCTGGAGGATTAGCTTTTACAGTATTTGAAAATTCGTCAGGATTTAGTATAACGAGTATAACCACAGATACTTATACGTTTGAGTTAGGATCTACTCCAACGTTAAGTGGAAATTTTGGAGGAGATTTTGTTACAGCAGGACCTGTAACACAGCAAGCATAATGGCATATACTTTAGATAATTTAAGAACAGATATTAGAAGCTACACAGAGGTGGATAGTGGTGTGTTATCAGACACAATATTAGATACTATTATTAAAAATGCAGAAAATAGAATTTATAGAGATGCTGATTCTGATGATAATAGATTTTATGCAACTTCATCTTTAGTTACAGGAAATAGATACGTAACTATTCCATCAGATCTAAGATTTATTAGATATGTACAATTAAAAAACACTGCTGGAGATCAAAGATTTTTAGAAAAAAGAGATACAAGTTTTATGTCTGAATTTTATGATACACCATCTACTCAATCTGGTTTTCCTAAATATTATAGTAATTGGGATGCAGAATTTTGGGTGGTTGCACCTACACCAGATTCAACTTATGAAATAACATTAGCTTATGTAAAACAACCAACAAGTATAACTAATACAACCACTCCAGCAGCAGCTCCAGCAGCTACAAATGGAACTTATGTATCTAATAAATATCAGGATTTACTTTTATATGCTTGTCTGGTAGAAGCATATGGATACTTGAAAGGTCCAGCAGATATGCTACAATACTACGAAGGATCTTTTAGAAGAGCTTTACAATCGTACGCGATCGAACAACAAGGTCGTAGACGCAGAGACGAATACCAAGATGGTGCTATTCGTACTCCTCTAAAATCTGAATCACCATCAAAATACTAAGGAGATAAAAATATGGCAAACGTAGTACCGTTTTCTTTTAAAGGCGAATTAATGTCAGGAACGCATAATTTTTCAAATGGCGGAGACGCTTTTAAAATAGCATTATATACATCTAATCCTTACGACACATCTAGCACGGTTGCTTTAACCACTAACGAAGTTTCTTCTGCAGGTAGTTCAAACTATGTTAGAAAATCTTTGACTAGTCAAGCTGTTGTAGCTACAACTGCAACTACATCTGTAGACTTTGCAGATGTAACATGGTCAAGTGCAACTTTCTCTGCAGCTTTTGCAGCAATATATAATGATGATAAATCTGATAAGTTGTGTGTGGTTTTAGATTTTGGTGGAACGAAGACAGCAACGAATGGTGACTTCACTATTTCGTTTCCTGATCCTTCTACTGCTAGTAATGCGATTATTAGTTTAACATCGTAATAGGAATTAAACATGGCGTTTAAATTAAATGATAGGGTAAAAGAATCCAGTTCGACTACTGGAACAGGCACGTTTACACTAGGCGGAGCAGTCTCAGGTTTTGAGACTTTTTCTGCTGGTATCGGTGGAGGTAATACCACCTATTATTGTATCTTTGAGACAGGAACTACAAACTTTGAGGTTGGTTTCGGAACTTTAAACGGAGGAGCGAGCACACTTGCTAGAACTTATGTTATCTCCAGTTCTAACAGTGATGCAAAAGTAAATTTTGCAGGCAATACCGAAGTATTCTGTACTGTGCCTGGTGCAAAGATAGGTCTACCATTTCCAGAAGAGAATGCATCTTCATCAGCGCCAAAGGTAATTACGGTAACAGTTGATAGTAAGTCTGGTAATCATCCATATCAAGGTGTGGGTTCTGGTAATGCATATTTTTTAGATGGACTAGAAGCGCCTGCTTTGAGATTAACCGGTGTGGATTCATCAAACTCGGCTTACGCACAATATTATAGATTCGATCAATCAGACTCATCAAATAGTGGACACCCTTTAAGATTCTATCTAGATTCCGCTAAGACCACAGAGTATACGACAGGTGTAACAAATACAGGAAGCTCACCAGCACCTGGATCATCTGGTGCTTATACACAGATTGCTGTCGATGAGACAACACCAAATATTCTGTATTATCAATGTTCATCTCATGGATATATGGGTAATCATGTTACTAATATAGGTAATAAGATTAATTCAAATCTGGTTACAATAGGAGATGTAACCGTTGGATCTAAATTGAAGATGCCAACGAATACGGCAAACAAAATGTTAGTTGCAGATGGCACATCTTTTGAGGAAGTTGACATGTCTGGAGATGCAACAATAGCATCTGGCGGAGCTTTAACATTAGCTAACTCTGGAGTATCAGCAGCTAGCTATACAAATTCATCAATAACGGTAGATGCTAAAGGTAGGGTTACCGCAGCTTCCAGTGGATCTGCAGGGGTATCAGCAGGATTTGCGGTTGCAATGGCAATAGCATTATAGTAAAAGGATAATTATGGCACAAGATTTTGAACGATATGGTTTAAACGCAGTAGGGACATCAGCAACAGCAGTACATACAAGTAATTCTGACGATGCTATTATCTCTGTTCGTTTAGCTAATATTACAACATCAACAATAAATGCAGATGTGTTTATCACATCTTCTGTAACAGGTGGTTCTCAGGACCACTACTTAATTAAAAATGCGCCAATCGTTCCGGGCGGATCGCTCGAACTTATCGATGGTGGAAGTAAAATAGTAATTGAATCGGGAGACGTGGTAAAAGCACAATCCGACACTGCAAGTTCATTAAGTGTTTGGATGTCTGTTGTCGATGCAATTAGTACGTAAGGAGATTCATGGCCTATTTAGGAAACGCACCAGCACGAAGCTTTATAAGTTTTGAGAAACAGGTATTTACAATCGTAAACTCTCAAACTGCGTACACTCTATCAAATAGTGTTACTAACGAAAACGATATCAGACTTGTAATCAATAACGTAGTACAAGAGCCGGGAGCTGGCAAAGCGTATACTGCATCAGGCACAACTCTTACATTATCAGCGGCATTAACAAATGGCACTGATGAAATGTATTGTGTATTTTTAGGTAAAGCTGTAGGGACAGTCAATGCTCCTGCAGGATCTGTTGCTGCATCACAATTAGCTGCAGATTCAGTTACTGCTGCAAAACTTAATGATGATATTATTTCTGGTCAAACAGCACTTGCTAGTGAACCAGCAGACACAGATGAATTTTTAGTATCAGATGCTGGAACATTAAAAAGACTTGATTACTCATTAATTAAATCATCACCAGGATTGACTAAATTATCAACCATAACATTAAGTAGTGCTACCACACTTATTACTTTTGATAGTTCTATTATAACATCAACTTATGATGCATATTATTTTACTATATTAGCTAGTCCAGAAAATGATAATGATTATCTTCAAGTAAGATTATCAGATGGTGGATCATTTAATTCTGGTTCCTCAGATTATGGTTGGGCTTATATAAACGATTCGGGCAGTGGAACTAGCTCAAATGGTGCTGCTCAGATAAGATTATTTGATGCAACAGATAATAGTTTTGCAAACGCATATCATGGGGAATTAACACTGTTATATCCATCAAATTCATCTACAAAAACAGTTGTTAATTTTAAAGGACATAGAAATGATGGAGATCCAGCACTTATGAATGGTGGTGGTCAAAGATTAAATGCTGAAGCTACTGATGGAATTCAATTTTTCTTTAGTACAGGAGATGCGAGTATTGGAAGCTCAATAACTTGTTATGGTATAACGAAATAGGAGAATTTATGTCAAGATATAAAATAGTTAATGGAGAAAGAATACAATTTACAGCAGAAGAAGAAGCTGCTAGAGACGCTGAAGAAGCACAAGCAGAGATAGAAATACAAGCCTCTATAGATGCAAAAGAAACAAAAAAAAATAAAAAAGCATCAGGCAAACAAAAGTTAAAAGATTTAGGTCTTGATGATGATGAGATTCAAGCATTAATAGGAGAATAATATGGCAATAGATAAAATAGAATCGGCAGGACTAGCGACAAACACAAACCAACCAAATTTTAGAAACATAATTATTAATGGTGACATGAGTGCTGCTCAAAGAGCAACTTCAACTGCTTCTATAACTTCAAATGGTTATTACACAGTAGATAGATTTCAAACAGTAGCATCAAGTTTAGGTACATGGACACAATCACAATCAACTGAAGTTCCAACTGGTCAAGGTTTTGCAACATCTTTAAAAATGGATTGCACAACAGCAGATGCTTCTCCATCAGCAAGTGATAAATTATCTATAAGACAAAAAGTAGAAGGTCAAAATTTACAGTATCTTAAAAAAGGAACTTCAAGTGCTGAAAGTTTAACATTTTCTTTTTGGGTAAGGTCAAATAAAACAGGAACTTATATAGCTGAACTTTATGATAATGATAATTCAAGACAAATTTCTCAAAGCTACACAATATCTTCTGCTGATACTTGGGAAAAGAAAATATTAACTTTTGCTGGAGATACTTCTGGTGCGTTTGGAAATGATGCAAATAATAGTTTAGAATGTTATTTTTGGTTAGGAGCTGGAAGTGATTTTGCTGGTGGAACATTATCAACAACTTGGACATCAAATACAAATGCAAACAGAGCAGTAGGTCAAGTCAATCTTGCAGATAGCACATCAAACGAATGGTATGTTACAGGAGTACAATTAGAAGCTGGAACATCTGCATCTGATTTTGAATTCTTGCCTGTTGATGTAAATTTAAGAAGATGTCAAAGATATTTTGAACAAATGACTGCTGATTATCCAGGACTATCAGCATCAAATAAAGGTAATTACTCAGGAACTTCTGTTTATTTTAAAGTTATAAAAAGAGCAACTCCTACGATGTCAGATGTAACTTTAAGAAATATGCAAACTTCTGACACAGCTACAGTTTCAGCATCTACTAGTGGTTGGACAACAGAAGCTCATGCTAGGTATGGTTCAACTGCTACTAATGGCAGTACAGGAGATGGATGTCACATCTATAATGCAAACGGAATACAAGCAGATGCGGAGTTATAATTATGTTTATTAGTGTAGAAAAAAAATATGACTATGGTGAGTTCGGAGGCTATCTTGTAGTTAAAGAAGATGGTACTAGATGGGCTGTGCCATTAGACGAAGCAAACAAAGACTATCAAGAAATTCAACAGTGGATTTCTGAAGGAAACACTGTTATAGATAACGGAGAATAAGGAGAAAAACTATGGCACAACTATCAACTAAAGTTCAACAATATTGCGCTAACAACGGCGTAGCAAATGTTGACTTTACGACAGACGTTCTACTTCAGGATGACTCGAACGGTCAGGGTCCCTACATCAAGGAATGGAATATTTCTAGTGTAGCAAAACCAACTGACGAGCAACTGAACGCTTTAGACTCTGCTGCTGATTTGTCTGAAAGACAAAACGCTGCAAGAGCTGCAAGAAGAGCGGCCTATGGTGATTTGGGTGACCAGTTAGACATGCAGTACCATGATAGTGTAGATGGTACTACTACATGGAAAGACCATGTGGCAAAAGTCAAGACTGATAATCCAATCCCAACAGAGTAAAGGAATTAAATTATGGCTTACGTTGGCAAAGCTCCCCAAACGGGTGCGTATCAAATTTTAGACGATATATCAGGATCGTTTACCGGATCAACTCCAGGGCCGTTTAACTTAACGGTCGGGGGTACTGCTGTGCTTCCAGGAAACGAAGCTAGTTGTATTATTTCTATTTCAGGAGTAATTCAACAACCCGTAAGCGCATTTACGATATCTGGTAGTCAGATAACTTTTACAGGAAATCCTGCTAGCTCTGATACTTTTTTTGGTGTCGTTCTCGGTAATACTTTTGACATCGGTACACCAACCGACTCAACAGTAACAGCCGGAAGTTTAGCTTCTACATTTTTTGTAAAGAACGCTCAGACGTTGACATCATTGTCAATGCCGGGCTCAACAAACGGAGCGATGGTTGGACCAGTAACTATTAGTGGTACGATCACGATTCCATCAGGGAGTACATTTGTAATTTTATAATGAGCACATTAGAAACAAATTTAATTCAACCAAGTTCAGGCACTACTTTAACTATAGGTGCATCTGGTGATACTACAAATGTTGTAGGAACTTTACAAAATAATGGCGCTGCTGTTCAAGGGAAATTTGAAAGTCAATTACTTCATGTTAGAGATGAAAAATCAGCATCATCAGATGGTGGTGGCACTACTGGTGGATCTGTCATGACAAGAGATTTAAATACAGTTGTTACTAACGAAATAACTGGTGCAAGTTTAGGATCAAATCAAATTACTTTACCAAGCGGCACATATTATATTGAAGCTTATGCTCCAGGATATGCTTGTAACAAACACAGATTGTTTTTATACAACACTACAGATAGTTCATATACTATAATGGGTTCAACAGGATATGCTAGAACTACAAATGCACATCAAACCGAAAGTAAACTCATGGGTAGATTTACTATTGCTGCACAAAAAGTTTTTGATTTAAGACAATATTTTGGAAGCACACAATCTGGTTCTGGTATGGGTGTAAGTGAAGATCAAAGTAGAACAGAATATTATGCAAACGCTCAAATATGGAAGGTATCTTAAAATGAAATATGCAAAAATTGAAAACAACGTAGTTAAAGTAATTTCTTATCAACCTGTTGATGGGTGGGAACAGGTATCTGATAATGTTTATGCAGATATGATTAGAAAAGAAGATGGAACTTTTGATTACACAGAAGAATTTAAAATAGCTCATAAAGGGAATAACGAATTATAATGGCAAACGGAACATTAAAAGTATCGAATATACAAACAAGCTCTGGATCAGGGACTATTACTATTGGTCAATCTGGGGAGACTATTACTATTCCTTCAGGTGCGACACAGACAGGTGTTGGTGGAAAAAATACACCATATTTTGAAATGAGTTTAAGTAGTAATCAAACAGGATTATCCGATAATACAGCTACTAAAATTCAATTTGATACTTCAGACTTAGATAGTGATAGTGGTGTTGATGTTTCAACAAACTATAGATATACTGTTCAAAGTGGAGATGCGGGAAAATATTTTTTAATTGCGACTGCTACAGGAGAAACAACATCAAGTGATGATAATAAAGATACTTCTGTATTCATATATAAAAATGGATCTTCAGTTGCTAAAACTGAATTTGAAACAAGTAGTAGTAGTGATGCATATAGAATAGGTAAAACACTTTACACGATACAAAATTTGTCTGAAGGAGATTATATAGAAACATTTATTCAAATAAATTCTTCATCTAATGCAAATACAAATATAGCAAAACAAGGTTGTAGAATGAGTGGATTTAGATTTATAGAATAGGAAAATTATGTCAAGTATATTAAAAGTAGATACATTACAAGATTCTGGTGGAAACACATTACTAACATCTAATGGTAGTGGAACATTAACAACTAATAATATTGGTGGAGATAACACCCCAGCTTTTTATGGAGAGTTAGCGTCCGTGGTTACTTTGAGTAGAGCTGTAACAACAGCTATAACTGGTTTTACTCAAGATGAAATAGATACCGATAGTGCATTTGATGGAACAACTTTTACTGTTCCCTCTGGTGAAGGTGGTAAATACGCTCTTACAGTTACTATGACTATTGATTTTACCGATATTGGACAGGACGGAGAAACTTTTACAATATCCTTATTAAATAATGGTTCGACTGTTAAACAAGCTAGAACCTCAACTAATTCAGGTAATTTTAGAAATATAAATATAGAAACTTGTACTATTGAAACAATACAAACTTTAGCAGCAGGTGATGAAATTACTTTCAAGGCTTATGGAGTAGATGCAGATGGTGGTGGCGGAGGAAAAGTGCAAGCTAATAAAAGCTCTGTACAAGGATATAAATTAATAGGAGTATAAATTATGGCATTAACTAGATTAGGTGGAGCAAACGCAATAACAGGAGTAATACCAGTAGCAAATGGTGGTACAGGTGCAACTAGTTTTATAGCTGGAATTGAACAAGCAGATCAATGGTCAACAAGTACAGATCATACTTTTAGTTCTGCATTTACTGAAGAAGTTGTTACAGCAGGATGGGCTAGATTAACAAATGCAAGATATGGACAGATTGGTTCTGCTTTAACAGAATCATCAGGAGTTTTTTCTTTCCCCACAACAGGTATTTATAGAATTTATGCTATGATTACTTGGCATGGAAATAATCAAGCGAGTGGTAGTTGTTTTGGTACAATTCAAGTAACTACAAATAATTCAAGTTATAGTACTGCTGCATCTAGTTCTGGTGGTATGAATAGTGCAAGTAATCGTAGAGATTTTCAAGCAGCAGAAACAATTATAGATGTTACAGATACATCACAAGTAAAATTTAGAATAACTGTTAATACAAATAATACAAATACTACAATGGATTTTATGAGAGTTATTGTTTATAGATTAGGTGACACGTAGGAGCATAATAAATGCTTGGTTTTAGTTCTATAGCCGCTCTACCGATATCTGATTCGGTATTTGATCCCAACGTTACTATTAATGTAACTGGCAATCAACTTACTTTGGGTGTAGGTAGTTCGACTGTTTTATCAGGAGCACTTGTATCACCCTCTGGAAGTCCTTTAACACTTGGTTTTGGATCATTAACAATTAGTGGTGCAGCTAATGTAACTCCTGATGCTACGCCGTTAACTTTAGGTGTAGGCACAGTTACGGTTTCTGCCGCAGCTAATGTTTCAGTTACAGGAAATCAATTGACCATTGGTACAGGAAGTGTTACAATATCAGCAGCGGCAAATGTATTACCAACTGGTGTACCAATGACGCTAACAATAAAAGACGCGGGTATTATTACTTGGAATGACATTGACCCAGGAGCAAGTCAAGTGTGGACACCAATAGACCCGTATTAGGAGAATTATGGCATCAAGTTTTTCAACAAATTCAAAACTAGAACTTATAGCAACAGGTGAAAAAGCAGGACTTTGGGGTACTATCACCAATACAAACTTACAAATTTTAGAACAATTATCTTCAGGTTATTTATCATCATCTCAATTAGCATCTGGAGATTTAACTTTAGCGCTTGATAATGGTGCAACATCAAATGGTAAAAATTTATATATTAAACTTACTGGCACATTAGGTGCTAATAGAAACGTAACCATACCAGATGGTTCTGAAAGAATAATTATATTTGAAGATGCAACAACAAGAGGTACATCTGCATTATATACAATAACAGTTAAAACTGTATCAGGAAATGGAGTTGTATTACCAATTGGATCTAAATCATTAGTGTACTCTGATGGTACAAATGTTAGTCTTGGTATTCGTAACAAAGGTTATGTAACTTTAAACTCTTCAACAATTACTGCATACACAGCGGTAGATGGTGATCAGATATTTGCAAATACAACAGCTAACCCAATCACAGTAACTCTACCTGCATCACCAGCAGTAGGATCAGAGGTTACATTTATTGATGCAAGAGGTACTTTTAATTCTAACAACTTGATTGTTAACAGAAACAGTCAACCAATAAACACAGGTACATCAAACCTAACACTAACCACTAACGGTCAAGCTTTTACATTGGTGTATGTTGATGCAACAAGAGGCTGGGCATTTAAAACTAACACAGCGTAGGAGTGGCTAGTGGCTCTTATTGAATATAACTTCTTACCTGGAATTGATAAACAAGATACAACTGCAGGTGCAGAAAATAGATGGATAGACTCCGATAACGTTAGATTTAGATATGGTTTACCAGAAAAGGTAGGTGGTTGGTCTTCTTTAATATCAGATACTATTGTTGGTGTTGCTAGAAAGCAACATGGATTTGTAGATCTTGATGGAAACAGATACGTTGCAATAGGTACAGATAAATTTTTACTTTTATATTTTGAAGGACAATTACATGACATTACACCTTTAAAATCTACTTTAAGTTCTTCTACAATTGCAACAGTTAATAATAACCCCATTTGTACAATAACAACTTCTACATCACATAATTTAGAACCTGGAGATATTGTTTTATTTGATAGTGTAACATTACCAGGTGGTACAGGTTTTAGTGCATCAGATTTTGAAGATAAATTATTTCAAGTAACATCAGTTCCAACACCAACAACTTTTACAATTACACAAAGTTCTAATGCTGGTGCAACCGTATCAACAGGTGGAAGTATTGCTGTTAAACCCTACGAAAAAGTTGGACCCGCAGCACAATCTTATGGTTATGGTTTTGGTATATCACAATGGAATGGATTAGTTCCTGGAGCTGCAACATCTAATTTAGATGGAGCGTTATTAAACGATACTAATGGTACAGGTGGATCTGGAACTTCTATTACATTGGATGCAACAACTAACTTTAGCTCTTCAGGAAGAATATTAGTTGAAAACGAATTAATTTCATACACAGGTGTATCATCACCAAATTTAACAACTATTACAAGAGGAGCAGATGGAACGAGTACTGCAGCTCATTCTGATGGTACAGCAGTTGTAGATGCAACAAATTTTTCTGATTGGGGTGAAGCAGTTCTTGCATCAGAAGTAACTCTTGAACCGGGACTTTGGAGTTTAGATAATTTTGGCCAGGTATTAATTGCAACAGTTGCAAATGGTAAAACATTTACATGGAACGCAGGTGCAGCAACACCTTTAACTACAAGAGCGTCCTTAACAACATCTGGTTTTGCAACAGGTAATAATCCAACTGCATCAAGATTAACTTTAGTTTCACCAACAACTAGACACTTATGTCATTTTGGAACTGAAACAACTATCGGAGACACAACAACACAAGATGATATGTTTATTAGATTTTCTGATCAAGAAGATATTAATGATTATACTGCAACAGCAATTAATAGTTCTGGTGATTTTAGATTACAAGATGGTACAAAAATAGTTGGTGCTATCAAAGCAAAAGAAACAATTTTAGTATTTACAGATAACGCATTATACACAATGAAATTTGTTGGATCACCTTTCACATTTGGTTTTGAACAGGTAGGTACAAACTGTGGATTAATAGGTAAGAATGCAGTTGTTGAAGTTGATGGAGCTGCGTTTTGGTTATCACCAAATGGTTTCTTTATGTTTGATGGTACAGTTAAATCACTACCATGTAGTGTAGAAGATTTTGTATATGATAACTTTGATACTACAAAAGGTCAACAAGTTGCAGCCGGTATAAATAATTTGTTTACAGAAGTTATTTGGTATTATCCATCTCAAGGATCTAATTTTAATGATAAATATGTTGTGTTTAATTATAGCGAACCAATGAGAGGTGGAGTATGGTATACAGGTACAGAGGCGAGAACATCTTGGATTGATGCAATTGTATATCCTAAACCTTATGGAACAAAATATGATAGCACAGCAAATGGTACTTTTCCAGCAGTTGTAGGTCAGGATGGTTTAGGTCAAACTAAATTTTTTGAACACGAAGTAGGAACAGATCAAGTAAATGAAGATGGATCAACAACTATTGTTACATCATTTATAAAATCATATGACATAGATTTAGAACAAAGGCAAAGAAATAGACAAGGTCAACAGGTAGGTCTTAAGTTAGCTGGTGAAGTTTTTTTAGCTGTAAGACGTTTTGTGCCTGATTTTAAAACATTAGATGGTAATGCAAAAATAAGTATGGCTGTTAAAAGATATCCGCAACAATCTGATACCACAACAGCTTTGAGTCCCTTTACAATCAATTCATCTACTGATAAAAAGGATACAAGAGCCAGAGGCCGTTTTATTAATTTTAAAATAGAAAATGACTCAAGTGGTGAGTCTTGGCGTTTTGGTACGTTTAGATTAGATGTACAACCGGATGGAAGAAGATAATGTCAATATTAAATAATTTTATAACTGTAGTAAACCCTGATGGTACAATTAGTTATTTTCCTAATACTTTACAATCTGAACCAGGTATTCCATTTAGATCTGTGGTAGACATGGCAGAAGATATTAATTATTTTTCTCCTACAAATACAAGTCCTAATATTGTAGATGAAGCACGAGACCTTAATGAAGCAGTAAAAAGACGTACTTTATTCTCTACTAATTTTCAAGATCCATATTATCTTGATTCTATATTAAATCAAAATGCAGCTAATAAAGCTGCAATGGATGTTTTTAAACAAGGTTTTAGAAATAAAAACATGATGAATCAAGGCATCATGAACCAAGCACCTAGTATGTTTTTAGATGATGCTGGCCTACCAGCAATTGATACTTCTTTTGGTGTGGCTAACGAACCTGATGTTAAAGAAGATGCAGATGAAGCAAGAAAAAGATCTAGTGGAGGGATAGCAAATTTATTTAGAGCCTTACTTGGTTTTGCAGTTCCAGGGGCTAATTTAATTTTAGGTGGTTTAGAAGGTATTAAATCTTTAAATCAAAGAATACGTAACACTGATTTTGGAAGATCTTCTACTTTATCTGAATTTTTACAAAGACGAAGAGATAGAAAAGCTAGAGAAGAAGCTGCAAGAAGAGGTGCTGAAAAACAAAGAATTCAAAAACTAAGAGAATTTAATCAGGGTGCTGCACAATACTTTGGCGGAGGTAATGATAGACCTGGAGGTTTTGGACAAGGTGCAGGTAGTTTTAGAGAGTCAGATCCAACAGCAACAGAAGGTAGCTTCTAATGGCAAAGATAAATGTTAGAATACCAGAACCAAAAGAAGAATATGATGTTTCTAATCAAAAACAGATTAACAGATCAATAACACTTATAAAAGATCAATTGAATTCTACTTTTTTAAATGAAGTAAAACAGGAGCAAGAGAGATTCTCTTGGTTTATCAGTGGCTAACGTATATAAAAATGCAAAAGTAGATTTTACTACTACTGATAATACAACAGTTTATACAACGCCATCTGATTCTAGAGCTATTATAAAAAACATAGTGGTATCAGAAGATTCTAATAACGCAGATAGTATCACTATTACAATAACTAATGCAGCTGGTGCAGTATTTAGTTTATTTAAAGACAAAGCTATCTCTGCAAAAGCAACTGTTGAACTAATAACTCAACCAATAATATTGCAAGAGGGAGAGATATTAAAGGCACAAGTTGCAACAGCTGATAGATTACACTTAATTACGTCAATATTAGAAATAAACAGGGATTAATATGTCATTTATAGAAACAGAAGCATCATACAGAATAGAGATAATAAATGGTAAACCTGTCAAGATTATTACACCACAAACAGAGGTTACATTAACTAATATGAAAACAGGGCAAGAATATAACTCAGACGCAGAAGCTATGCAGGACGTACAAAACCCTGAAACAGAGACTGTAGCCGATGATATTAGAAGAGATGTTAAGGTAACGGTAGAAGCGCTACCTTTAGGTGGTGATTCTAAGTTGTAAAACAAAGGATTTTTATATATTATAAATAAAATTATGACTATTTCTAGAGGACAAACACCCAGACAATTATACGGATTAGGAAGCTTTATTAAAAAGATAACTAGACCTGTTAAGAAAGTAGTAAGCAAAGCTAAAGATTTTGTTAAGTCTGATTTAGGTAAAGTTGGATTATTAGCTTTAGGATCAGGTATTCCTTTTGGAGGTGGTAATTTTTTTGGAAGTGGTAGTTTATTTGGTAAAGTAGCAGGTAGTCCTCTTGTTAGTGGTATTCTTAAAAGTGAAGCTGCTAAAAAACTTGGTGGTGTTCTAAGAGACGTGGCTATTGGAACAGGAGTTGCAGGTGTCACTGATTATCTTACAAGACCAGAGTTAGACCCTTCGCAACAAAGAATAATGGGTAGAACACAAGAAGAATTAGATGAGTTAGAAGATCAACTTAGAACAAATTATAAAAACCTTGGATACACAGAAGGTGAAATAGATTTACTCGTAGAACAAAATATGAAAGAGTATGGAAGAGATATGAATGCATATGGTGGCCGTATTGGTTATTCTAATGGATCTGAAGATTACGAAAGAAGATTTATGGAACTTGTAGCAGAACTTAGAGAAGCAGGTTTTACTCAAGAACAAGCAATTGAAGAAGCTAGAGATAGACTTTCTAAAGATATGGCTGAAGGTGGCCGTATTGGTTATGCTATGGGAGATACTGCAGAAGACAACGCGATGCAGGCATCAGGCATCATGGGTCTACCATTGAATGAAAACCCTGCAGGTGTAACAGAATTAGACCTTAGAAATACTGGTGGATTTATTCCTCCAGTTGGTGTAAAAGAGAAGGCAGACGACATCCCTGCGATGCTTTCAAATAACGAATTTGTATTTACTGCCGATGCTGTAAGAGGTATGGGCGATGGTGACGTTAACAAAGGTGCCGAACGTATGTATAGTATGATGAAACAATTAGAAAACGGAGGAAGAGTATAATGGCCGAAACAATAACACAGATAAATCAACCAGCTCCGTTTATAGAAGCGGCAGCGAAACCATTTTTAACTCAGTTAACTCAAGCAGTTGGCGGTCTTCAGACACAAAATCTTGCTGATCAATTTGGTCCACAATTTGTGGCTGGACCAAGTGCATTACAAACACAAGCACAAAATTTAGCAAGTGGATTAGGTGGATTTGAACCTTTTTTACAAACTGCAGCTGCAAGCACTGGTCCTCAAGCTTATCAACAATTTATGTCACCATTTCAAAGAGATGTTATTGACACAACTTTACAAGACTTTGATCGTCAAACACAAAAAGGTTTGGGATCAATTTCTGATGCGGCGATAAGAAGAGGAGCGTTTGGTGGTGCAAGACAAGGTGTAGCTGAATCTGAATTTATGGCACAATCAGATAGAAACAGAGCGGCACTACAGGCACAATTGTTACAACAAGGTTTTGGTCAGGCACAACAAGCAGCACAACAGAATTTTATGAATCAAATGGGATTAGCACAGGCAGCTCCTGCATTGTTAGGTCAACAGATTGCTGGTTTATCAACACTTGGTGCACAACAACAAGCACAAGCGCAAGCTGGTTTAACTGCTCAACAACAATTAGCCCAGGCACAAGCTAATCAACAGATAAATGCAGCACAGACTTTAGGATCAGGCATCATGGGTCTAATCTCAGGATACCCTGGCGGAATACAAACACAAATGCAACCAACACCTAGCCCATTACAAACAGCATTAAGTGCAGGTGCTACATTGGCTGGTATATATAGAGCATTAGATTAATGAGTAACGTTTTTAAAAGACCTATGTTTAGAAAAGGCGGTGAAGTCGGAGGTGGTATTACTTCTGGTATGAGAAACCTATATGCAAGTGGTAATGAAAAACCATCAGAAAGAATTAGAAAAGTTCTTGAAGAAAACTCTGCACCGGCTATCGATCCTATCAATCAATTGTTAATTGAAGGTGGATTAAGAGGTATGAAAACTGCGGGTCAAGGAGGATTATTTGCAAATTTAGCTGCTGCATTTGAACAACCTACACAAAATTTATTTAAAAATTTAAACCTAAAAAGAAAACAAGACAAGGAAATAGCACTTGAAGGTGTGATTGCAGATATAGGTAAAGAAGAGTCAGATGAAGCAAATAGAGTAAAAAAAGAAATAGCTCAACTACAAAACGATAGGATTGAAGCTGAGGGTAATTTAGATAGACAAAATAAAATTGATCTTCAAATAAAAAAAGGTGAACAAAAATTAGCTGAAATAGAGAAAAAAGCAAAACTTAAAGTTGGTAAAGAGTTTAGAACAGATCAAGTAAGACCTGCATTTGAAAATGTAGTAAACACATTAACAGCCACATACGTAGACAGCAAAAACCCTGCAGTAAAAGCTAATCCAGATCAAACAGCTTTTAATGTAACTAAATTTAGAAGAGAGGCATCGCCTGAAGTTTTAGCTAAATACAAAGGATTTAAACCATACACATTTGATAACAAAGGAAAAATTATAGCTTTACCAACAGATAGATATCAACCAGGTGATATCATATATGATCCACTAACTTCAGATTTTTTAATTTTTGACAATGCAGGTGGAACTTACATATTAGATCCGTTAACATTTGAAATACAGGAGTAACCTATGGCTACTCTAAGCCTAGAAGATCCAAGATTTCAACCTTTAACTCCTGAAGAAGAGGAGAGAAGAAAGAAACAAAAAAAGATTACAGAAGATAATAAACAAGATCTTGTCAAAGCAGGCACAGATGAAACTGATATTGAATTACCTGCAGAAGAAAATAATGAAGTAAGCGGACTTACATCTTTTGTATCGGGTATTGCATCAGGCGCAATTAAAATACCAGAGGGTGTGGCATCTATAACAGCAGAATTAATGGATTTAGGAGCTGGTCAATTATTAGGTTTACCTTCTACAAAAGATTCATCTATCAGTGCAGTTGCAGAAGTAGAAAAATTTTTTGATACAATAAATCCATTTGAAGAATTTGCAGATCAGAGAGCTGCTGGTAAGATATCAGAAGCTTTAACCCAATTAATTGGTTTTGGTACAGCAGGTGGTAAGATAGCTTTGAAAACGGCTGATGCTATTGCAGAACGAATAGCAAAAAAAGCAGTTAGTGCAAAGAAAGCTGGTAAATATGTTGATCCAAAAAATCCTAATTTTAAAAAAGGTACAAAAAAAGCAGCACAATTAAACAAATTAACAGGTGCAAAAAGATTTGGTGTAATGGCTGTTGGTGGTGGTGCTGGTGAAGTATTTGTAGTTGATAATGAAAAGATAGGTACATTTGGAGATTTATTTGAAGCAGGGCCTACAGAATTAGATAGAGAACAATCTACTGATATAGCAGAAGATGCATCAAGAAAATTGTTAAACAGAATTAAATTTGGATCAGAATCTGTGTTGCTTTCACCTTTTGTATATGGTGTAGGTAAAGGTGCTAAAGCATTAGCAAAAAGAGGAAAAGAACTTGCCTATAGTAGTTCTAGATTAGAAAGAGCTTTAGATAAACTTGCATCTGTATTTAGATTTAGAGGAACTAAACCACAAGAAATTGCAGTTGCAAAACAACAGCAAAAAGCAAGATCAATGAGAGATACTAATTTTGCAGAAGAAAAAGTAGCATTAATAGATAGAGAAATAGATAAAGTATTTCCTGAATACAGAAAATTTTTCAACGCATCTTCTAACGAAGAAAGAAAACAATTTTTAAAATTATTGGATGACACATTGTTTGAAGGTGATTTAACAAAACCTCTAGATGCAACTTTAAAAAAAGATATTTTAACAACTATTACAAAAAGAATGGGTAAACAAGAGGGTGCAATAACGGGTAACAAAATTTTAGACATACTAGATAAAACAAGAAAAGAATTTAATAATTTATTAGAAATAACTGCATCAGGACCAGGAGCAAAAGTAGATTTACCTACGGGTGTTACTAAAGACCTTAGAAAGATTATGGGTAATAGAGTTAAAAATTACATAGGTAATACTTTTGAAATATTTGAAGATGCGGAAGCTGGTTTTTTTCAAAAATATAAACCTACAAAAGATGCAGTAAAAAATGCTGCAGCATTATTTAAAAGATATGCAGCTAAAAATAATAATCCAATTACAGATTTAGAAGCAGAGGGTATGGTTAATGACATTGTAAAACAAGTTAGAAAAATGGATCCAAAGAAAGATACACTACCAACTTTTGTGTATCAAAATTTATCTAAATCTGCAGACGATGCAATGGGATTAAAAACATTTGCACAAACTTTAACTAAAAATTTACCAGGCGGTAAAAAAGAAATACAAGTTATAGGTAAAGGATCTAAAATATTTAGAGAATTGTTTGGCGAAATCAATGATGTAAGACACTCTATTTTTGAAGGGACTAACAGATTGTCTGCAATAGCAAGAAAGAATCAATTATTTGATGAGATATTAGATGCTGATGCAGTGGCTAAAGCCAATGCAAAATCAAATACGCCATTTGGACAAAGAGGTTTTTTTCACAGCAGTCCATTAGCTGCAAAAAGAGCGTTTGGCAATCAAGCAGATATTGTATCAATGGATGATTACGTAAAAGAATATTTTAAAGATGGTGTATTGGTAAATAGATTATCTGGCACATATACAACAAGAGAAATAGCAGAGGGATTTACAAACGTATCTAAAATACAAGATTTTATGAGAGGTGATACTGGTGGCGCGTTGGGTAGAACTTTTTCTGCAGCATGGAGATATGGAGTTTTAACACCTAAAGCTGGTGCACAATATGCAAAAACAATTTTATCTATACCAACACACATAAGAAATTTTTTAAGTTCTGCAGCATTTTCTATTGCAAATGGTGCAATACTTTCTGACCCAAGACTTTTTGCAAGAGCAATGCAAAATGCATTTGGTAGCGTTCAGGTGGGTGGACCTAGAAAAGAATTATCACAAGAAAAATACAGGGAATACTTAGAATTAGGTATTGTAAATACAAATGTAAGGCTTGGAGATCTACGTAATCTAATGAAAGATATTAGATTTGGTGAGGGTAATATTGCAACCGATAGTGTTTTAAAACCAATGTTAGAAACTTTAGGTAAAAAAACATCTAGAGGTATTAAAAAAGCTGGTAAGTTCATGCAGGACTTATATGTAGCTGAAGATGACATTTGGAAAATTATTAATTATGAAACACAATTAATAAAAAGAGGAGATCTATATAAAAAAGCAGGTATCAAAATATCTCCCGACGCACTTAAAAAAGAAGTTGCAGAAATTGTACAAGACACCGTTCCAAACTATGCAAAGGTTGGTGAGTTTGTAAGAGCCATGCGTGTATCTCCACTTGGTAATTTTATGTCATGGCCATCAGAAGTATTTAGAACAGGTGCAGGTATATTTAGACAGATAATGAAAGATTTAAAAGACCCTGTAACAGGTAAAATAAATCCAGTAACGAGCACAAACCCTATGAAAGCAGAGGGTATAAAAAGACTTATAGGTACAACATTTGCCATGAGTGTAATTCCATATGGTTTAATAAAAGGATCACAAGCAATTTATGGAGTAACGCAAGAAGAGGCAGATGCAGCAAGAGACTTTGTTGCACCGTGGTCAAAAAATTCACAATTAATTTTTGTTAAAGACCCAAATACAGGTGAGTTGTATTACACAGATTGGTCTAAAAATAATGTATACGATACACTTACAAGACCATTTCAAAGTTTACTTACAAATATACAACAAGGTATAGAAGACGAAGAAGTATTATTAAAAGGTTTTATAGAGGGTATTACAAAAGCTGCAGGTGAAACAGCATCACCATTTATATCAGAGTCTATTTATTCAGAGGCATTTGCAGACATTATGTTAAGAGGTGGTAGGACTAGAGAAGGTCAGGAGTTGTGGACAGATACAACACCTTTACCAGAACAAATAGTTATTGGTATGCAACACGTAATTAAAACATTAAAACCTACAACTGCACCTTTTGAAAGAACGGTAAAAGGTATAAGAAAGATACCAGGTAAAGGTCCTGTAATGTATGAGGTGCCAAAAGAACTTGCGGGTATATTTGGTTTTAGATTAGAAAAAGTTAATCCAGAAAAAGCGTTAGGATTTTACTTGTATGATCTTAGACAAGGTCAATCAGAAGCAACCAAATTATTTACCGGTGGTAAGTTTGGTGTGTTATCTGGTGAACCTAAAACACCAAAAGATGTAATTGAGAGATATTTTGTTGCAAACAAAGCTTTGTTTCAAGTTAGAAAAGACGCACAAAAACATTTATTAAACGCTATGAAGTTAGGTGTTAATCCAAATAAACTAGAAGAGATATTTGAAAAAAGAGGTATACCAACTGGATTATTAGATAGTTTATTATCCGGTGAGTTTAAACCTTTTTTTCCTTCAGAAAAAATTCAAGAAAGATTTGAAGACATTGCATTTGAAGGTGGACAACCGAACCCATTCTTAGGTGCAGAAGGAACGCTTGAAGCTATGAGAAATCTAATGGAAACACAAAATTTATATGGTGATTTTAATTTAGATTTAAAAGACTTTTTACCAGATACTGATCCAGCAGGTCAGTCTGCATTACCACCAACCGATATGCCTAACGCTGCAGTGATACAAACGTCACAAGCACCAGGAAACATGAATCAAGGTTTGACACCAGTAGAAAACGCATTATTATCC